GGCCGCCGTCACCGAGACCGTCTGGAACTCGCTTAACGCCGAACTGGTGAAGTGCGCTGATCTGGGCATCGCTGCTGACGTTGCGATGACTGAAGCGCTTTCCGCTGGCTGGCAGGGGTTCAAGGCAGCCTGGATTGCTAACCGCATCGCTGAAAAACCAGCCGCTGCACCATCCGCATCACGACACCACGGCTTCGCCGGTCGCGACTACACCGCAGGCCTGACCCAGCGGGAGGACGGCAGCTATGCGCTCTGAAAAGGTGATTGCCATGTCCGACGTCAAGCAGGCCGCCGGCCAACGCATCCAGCCAGCCCACTGCGACGATCACGGCCCGTTCGAACAGCGCGTCACCGTGCTGCTGGGTCGCGAGATCGTCGGCCGCTGCCCTGAGTGCGAACGCAAGGAGCGCACCGAACGCGAAGCCAAGCAGCGCGCCGAAGAGATCCGGATCAAGCGTGAAGCCATGGCGAAGAAGCTCGGCGCGGCGCTGATCCCGAAACGCTTCGCTGATCGCACCCTGGACAACTACCAGGTCGAGCACGAAGGCCAGCGCAAGGCCTTGGCGTTCTGCCGTCGCTACGTCGCCGCGTTCGCTGAGATCCAGCGCACGGGTCGCTGCCTGATGCTGCTGGGCCAGCCCGGTACCGGAAAGACCCATCTTGGCGCGGCCATGGCCAACGACCTGATGCGCGCTACCTCGGCCACAGCCGTGTACCGGACGGTCGGCTCAATCCTGCAGTCGATCCGCGCGACCTACGACCGCAACAACGAACAGTCCGAGGCCGACATCCTGTCCAGCCTGATCGAACCTTCGCTGCTGGTCCTCGATGAAGTCGGTGTGAGCAAGGAGCAGCCGAGCGACTTCGAGCTGACAACCTTGTTCGCGATCATCAACGGCCGGTATGAGCAGATGCGACCGACTGTGGTGATCTCCAACCTGAGCGGCGATCAGCTTCCGCTGGCGATGGGCGAACGTTGCGTTGATCGCCTGCGTGAGGGTGGCGGGGTGGTTGTCCCTTTCGATTGGGAGTCGCAGCGCGGCAAGGAGGGGTTCTGACATGACCAACAGAATCTGGATCGTCCTGACCATCATCGTCGTGGTTGCCGGTTATGGCTTGAACCACAAAGGCGAGCGCGTTGCTCCAAAGCCTTCGGGGGTGCTGTTCAGATGACCGACATTCAGGATTTGAAAGCCATCGCCGAGCGTTGCAAGGCTCATCAGCCGTTGAGGTTCATGCAGAGCTACGGCGCCCTGTACATCCGCAACGACAACGGCATTGTCTTCAACGTGCATCAGAACCGCTCATTCCCCGAGTTCATGGCCCAAAACAAGGACTACGCGGACTTGGTGCTCGCCGCCAACCCTGCCGCAGTGCTGGAGCTGATTGCGGAAATTGAGCGCATTACACTTGAGAATCAGCGTCTTCGCGCTGGAGTCGAATCTGACTTGGCAGAGATAGACCGTATTCAGGGGGTGTATGACGCTCACTTCCGGAAAACCCGCTCTTACCGCATGCAACGCGATCAGGCCAAGGATGAGAGCGAGCAGCTCAAGGCCGAGAACGAAGCGCTGCGAAAGGATGCGGAGCGGTACAGGTGGTTGCGCACAGAGACTGGTTCGGGACCGAATATTCAGGTCAGCGAATGGGTCGGCCCGCACGAGTACCGCCTGTTCACCGAAGAGCTTGATGCCGCTATCGACAACGCATTGAGTGAGGAGTCCAGCCATGGCTGAGAAGATCCGGATCAACTCACTGGCAGAGCTTTCAAACATCAACGCAGCGATCCGCAACAAGGGATTTCCCTGCAACGTGACGATCACTGGCGCCAGCCGCAGCCTTCCTCAGAACGCCCTGTTCCACAAGTGGTGTGAGTGTGCAGCCCAGTTCTTTGTGAGCATGGGCAAGACCACGTTCGCCACCGGCGCGCCGATGAACATGGAGAACATGAAGCGCAACTTGAAACTCACCTTTCTGGGAGAAGAGGCGGTGCGCGACATCAACCTGAAGACCGGCGAAGTCACCGAGCGTTACGAACTGCGCCACACCAGCGAGCTCGACAAGGGCGAAATGCATTCCTTCATGACCTGCATCGACGCCTGGGCGCAGGAGCACGGGATCTACCTGCCGCATCCGGAAGACAGCGAGTACATGAAAATGCGCTGCAACATGGGGGAGGCGGCATGAAGACCATCAAGGCTCTGATCAGTGCGTTGGCGACCATCCTCGAAGCCGGCTATCACGCTCAGCCCATGTCGGTTCAGTTCGGGGGTGAGCTTTGATCCCTCAATCAGCAAAGCCAATGCGGCCGAAGCGCTGCCGTGTCTCTGGGTGCGGTGCGACCTTCACCCCGACGCGCAGCTTCCAAAAATGGTGCTCGCCGGACTGTGCCGTTGTGCTTGCCCGTCAGGCGCAGGAGAGACAGCGCAAGTCTTTGGCCGAGCGCGAGCGCCGGGAGATCAAGGTTCGAAAGGAGAACCTGAAAACGCGCTCTGATTTCGTACAGGAAGCCGAGAAGGCAGTCCGCGATTATCGCCGCACCTACGAACTGTCGATCGGTAGCGGCTGCATCAGCTGCGGAAAGTCTCAGGCCGAGATCCAGGCTGCTCAGGGCTGGAAGACTGGCGGCGCTTTCGACGCCGGCCATTTCCTCAGCAAGGGCGCACGACCCGAGTTGCGGATGGAACCGACCAACATCTGGCTGCAGTGCAAGGGCTGCAACGCCGGATCGTTCAAGTACGCCCGCAAAGGCCTGACCGTCTCGCAGGCTTTCAGAGACGGCTTGGTATCGCGCATAGGTCTTGAGGCTGTCCAGGCGCTGGAAGCAGACCACGAACCGCGTAAGCACACGATTGAAGAATTGAAGGCCATTACGACCGAGTACCGGGCAAAGACCAAAGAGATCAGGAAGGGGGACGCAGCATGATCTATTCCAGCGTATCAGGAGCAGTAGTCGCTGCGTTGGCGGCGGGCGAGAAGGGATCATCCAAGGGCCAGGCATGGCAGAAGCTCTATAACTCGAACGAGGAGGACACTGGCTGCCTCGCATCGCTTGGTGGGCATTCCGGGGGACTGGACCGCACTCAGGTCGACTACTGGCTGTCCGCGCGTCTCCATCACATGCTCATTCCACGCCACTGGAACGCGCTGGGGGCGAAGTACAGCACCAACCGCGCGCGCAAGCTGCAGGCCATCACCGGTATCATCCCGCTGATAGCCAGCCCTGCGCCTGAGCTGTTCGTGCACAAAGCGGTCACGGCTTGGGCGATTCCAAAGCTCAAGGGCGAGCGCCGAAAAGGTCCTGCGTCTGTTTCTGTCGAGATCCCGCTCGACACTTCACCTGGTCGTCGCGAAGCGATGGTCAATGCAGCATTGGCGGCAGGTCGATCTGCGCGCGCAAAAGCAGAAGCCCAACAAACAGATCTGATAATCCTCCCCGACAGCTTCTACGACATGAACACCTGGGACCTCGACGGTACGCCAGAGTCGACGCGTTACCGGTGGCGGGACGGGATCAAGGAGAAATTGAACGGGATGATCAATGATGCTCTGGCTGAGGTCAGGAAGATCCTGGAAGAAGAAGGCCTGTTAATTCAAAATGCCGCGTGATTGCCTATTGACATGGGTGAGAGAGTGAGAGAAATTATCCCCATCCTGTCATTCCTGCGTGTGTAGCGGATAGACATCGAAAGCCCGGCCACTGTGTCGGGCTTTTTCGTTTCTGCGTGGCCCTATTCAGGCCCTCAAGTTTCTATGCTGCTCCTCCAGCGCCTTTGCCCGTTCACACCGGGCGTTTTTATTCGGAAAGCCCATGACTGACGTATCACGACTCGCAGACAGCACGGCGTTCAAGCTGATCGTGCCCGTCGTGCAGACTATTTTGTCTGGCGCAGCGATCGGCGCTTTCATGTACGTCACAGGCTCACTGACTTCGCTTCAGAACCAGTTGAGCAGCTATCAGACTAATCAGGCGTTGCTCACTCAGAGGGTTGACTCCCTGGAGCGGACGCGGGACACCAGCGACAAGTTTATCGACTCGCTTCGCAGCTCCGATCAGAAGCAGGACTACCGTCTCGATTCGCTGACGGAAATGGTCAAGAGCTTCGGACGGCCAAAGTGAGGTGCGCACTGGTTGTGGTGCTGTTGCTTGCCGGGTGCGCACAGCAGGACGCATTAAACCGGCAACCAGCCGAACACAAGACAACGGTTTTCCGGTTCACGTCTGCCCCGTCGGTGTGTCCTGAGCCCGAACCACCAAAGGCTACACTGCGCCGCGTGACGAAGAGCCGTGACGACTGGAAGCGCTACGCCGAAAGCCTCGAAAAACTCATTCCCTCGGACGCAGAACATGGCCCTCATCCCTGAATGGCGTAAGGCCTGGCGAATGACCAGTGTGCAATTGGCCGTTGCCGGTGCAGTGCTCAATGCGGCAGCGGCGGGGTGGTCAGTATTTCAGGGGGCAGTTGATCCACTGGTGTTCGCGGTCGTGAACATGGGACTCAGTATTGCGGTCGCGGTGTCCAGGGTCATACAGCAATCAAAGCTGCGCGAACCGCCGGTTAACGATTAACTCGCGCCACAAATTCAGATGCGTCCGTTTCGTGGCGCGAGATATTTCGGAGCAAGCCATGCCCAGAAAACCTAAAGAGCAGTTGCCGCCGCCAATCCAAGAAGCGCCGCCTGCTGTAGATATCAATGCCGAGGTCGGCCATCTCGACCGAGCAATCACGACCGCACTCAACGCCGCAGTGGCTGGTGGCCTGCCAAAGGGCTACATCGTTGCGGTTCTCCATGCTCACGCGCTAAAGCAGACTCAACTGCTGCTCGGCTAACCTGGTACTCACATGACAACCAAGCAACCCGACTGGGAGGCGATCGAACGAGCCTACCGGGCCGGTTCGCTTTCCATCCGCACAATCGCTGAGCGCCAGGGTGTCAGCGACACTGCAATCAGGAAGAAAGCCAAAGCACTGAACTGGGTGCGCGATCTTTCTGATCAGGTGCGCAAAGAGGTTCGCAGCAAGCTGGTTCGCGGTGAGGTTCGCAACGACCAAGGCGCGAACTGCGAACTTGATGCCGAGATCATCGAAGAGGCCGCAGAAGAAGGCGCTCGGGTAGTTCGCAGTCATCGCCGTGACATTCGCAAGGCCACGAACCTTGCGAACCTACTGATGGATGATCTGCTGAGCACCATCGGCAAGCGGGAAGAGATCGAGGACTCGATTGAAGCCGAAACTGCCGATGACACAAACGGTATGCGCCGGGCGACGATGCTTTCCGCTGTTGCACTCCCCAGCAACGCCAAGACGCTGTTTCAGCTTTCGTCGGCCATGAAGAATCTCCAGGTGCTTGAGCGCCAAGCCTACAGCCTGGACGAGAAAGAGAAGACCGATGACTCGGAAGACCTCTCCAAGCTGATGGATGAATTATCGAAGGAAGCCTGACGGATGAAGCCCGAGCATCTGAAATTGCTCCGGGACCGATACTGGCGCCTGAACAACCTTTACTTCATCACCGACAAGAACGGGAAGAAAGTCCGCTTCCGCATGACGCAGGAGCAGATCGACTACTTCCAGGGGATGCACACTCGCAACATCATCCTGAAGGCTCGGCAGCTTGGGTTCACGACCTTGGTCTGCATTGTCCAACTGGATGCGGCCCTGTTCGAGGCGGCGAAGTGCGCGCTGATTGCTCACACCCTGAACGACGCCAAGCGCCTGTTCCGGGAGAAGATCAAATACGCTTACGACAACCTGCCCAGCGAGATCAAAGCGGCCAACCCGGCACGCAACGACGCCGCCGGCGAGCTGGTTTTCAGCAAAGGCGGATCGCTCTACGTCTCCACGTCCTTCCGGGGCGGCACGCTGCGTTACCTGCACGTTTCCGAGTTCGGGAAAATCTGCGCCAAGTTCCCACACAAGGCGCGGGAGATTGTCACGGGCGCATTCGAAGCTGTTGCCGCTGAGTGCTTCGTCACGATTGAATCAACGGCAGAGGGGCGGGCGGGCTACTTCTTCGATTATTCCCAGAGCGCTGAGAAGCAGCAGCTATCTGGCGTGCCGCTCGGCTTGCTCGACTGGAAGTTCTTTTTCTTCAGTTGGTGGCGCAACCCGCTGTACTCGCTTGAGTCCGAAGGCGTGGTCATTACCGATCGACTGACCGCCTACTTCGACGAGCTGTTTGCCAAGCACGGAATATTCACGAACCCTGGCCAGCGCGCCTGGTACGCCGCCAAAGAGAAGACCCTTGGCGACGACATGAAACGGGAATACCCGTCGATCCCGACTGAGGCATTCCAGCAGTCAGTTGAAGGCGCCTACTACGCCGCCCAGTTCCGCAGGCTGTATACCGAAAAGCGCATCGGCGTAATACCGAACAACAGCCATTTGCCGGTGATGACCTTCTGGGACATCGGCGTCGGCGACTCCACGGCAATCTGGTTCGTTCGCAAGGTAGGCGAGCAGTACCACGTCATCGACTATTACGAGAACAGCGGCGAAGGCCTGCGCCACTACATGAAGGTGCTCAAGGACAAGGGTTACAGCTACTCCGAGCACTGGGGGCCGCACGACATCGACAACCGCGAGTTCGGCAGCGATGCCAAGACCCGCCGGGAAATCGCCCGTGAGGGCTACGAGATCGACGGACAGAAGTACACGCTCACATTCCAGGTGGTGCCCAAGATCGGCGTCAACGACGGTATTGAGCAGGTCCGCGAGATCCTGACCCTGTGCGTATTCGACGAGGCCAAATGCGAGTCCGGCATCGCCTGCTTGGAGAACTACCGCAAAGAGTGGGACGACAAGCGCGGGTGCTGGAAAGACAAACCATTGCACGACTGGACCTCTCACGGCGGTGACGCCTTCCGCTACTTCGCAGTGACGAAGAGCAGCCGCAAGCCGGCCACCTCAATTAACATGGGATTCGCACGCTGATGGCAAACGACGTCACATTCACCCGCCCCGAGTACGACGCGGCGAAGAACCGCTGGCGCCTGGTGCGTGACGTCTGCAAGGGTTCGGAAACGATCAAGGCCGCCGGAGAGCTGTACCTGCCCAAGCCCAACGCTCACGACCTTAGTAAAGAGAACGCAGAGCGGTACAAGGGCTATAAGGCGCGGGCCGTGTTCTACAACGCCACAGGGCGGACGAAACACAGCCTTGTCGGTGCCGTGTTCCGCACTTGGCCGACGCTCACCACGCCTGGCGCACTCGAATACGTGTCCAAGGACATCGACGGGCAGGGCGTCAGCATCTACCAGCAGTCCCAGTCGGTAATCGGGCATCTGCTGGAAGTCGGCCGTCACGGGCTGCTGGTGGACTATGCCGCTGTCGAGGCAGGGAGCGTCAGCAAGGCCGATGAGATAGCAGGTCGCGCCCGGGCGAACGTCAGCAGCTACCCAGCCGAGGCCATTCGCAACTGGAAGACCCGTCAGGTCGGCGGCCAGCACCTGCTGAGCCTAGTGGTTCTGCGCGAGACGGTTGACGTCGACACCGATGACGGCTTCGGCAGCGAGCAGGTGGTTCAGTACCGCGTGCTTCGGCTCGACGCCGCCGGCGTCTACGCGCAAGAGGTCTGGCAGGAAGGTTCGGCGGTCACCGAGATGATCGTTCCGCCGTTCACTCCGCTCAATGGCTCCGGCCAGCAGTGGAAGGTGATCCCATTCCAGTTCCTCGGCAGCGAGAACAACGACACCGGCATCGACGACTCACCGCTGTACGACATGGCCGAGGTCAACATCGGGCATTACCGGAACAGCGCCGACTACGAAGACGCGGCGTTCCTCATGGGGCAGCCGCAAGTGTTCATGGCCGGGCTCGATGAGCAGTGGGTCAAGATGCTGGAAGAGAAGGGCATCTACTTCGGCTCCCGCGCGATTCTCCCGCTGCCGGCCAATGGTTCGGCGGGCATCCTGCAGGCTCAGGCCAACACGATGATCAAAGAGGCCATGGACGCCAAGGAAGAGCAATTGGTCTCCTTGGGCGCCCGGTTGATCGAGCGAGGCAGCGCGGTGAAGACCGCAACGCAGGCCGACAATGACAGCGCCGCCGAACACAGCGTTCTTTCGCTGGTGGTCAGCAACGTCAGCGAGGCTTACACCCAGTGCCTGGCGTGGATGGCTGAGTTCACCGCTGCCACTGGCAAGGCCGAGTACAAGCTGAATCAGGACTTCACGCAGATCAGCCTCGACGCGAACATCATGGCCGGCCTGTTCAACGCGGTGCAGGGCGGTCGCCTCCCGGTCACTGACTTCTGGCAGTACCTGCGCGATCGCGGAATCATCAACCCTGAAAAGGATGATGATCAGATCCGTGATGAGCTTGAGACGGACGCGGCCAGCCTGAACCTGGACAACGAGGATCCACCGAATGGCGGCCAACCAAGCAATCCTTGACGCCACCATCCGGCACGCGGTCTTCCTGGAGCAGTTGAAGTCGGGCGAGGTGAAGAAGTTCGCCCCGTTCCTGAAAGAGATCGACCGCAGCATCCGCGACCGGCTGACCAAGGCTGATCTGACCGACTACACAGCGGTGCGCCTTGAGCGCCTGCTGAAGGAAGTGGACAGCCTGCTGCTTGGCATCTTCGACCGGTTCACCGATCAGCTGAACCTCGATCTGGTGGACATTGCCAACTACGAGGCTCAGTTCGAAGCGACCAGCCTGACGCGCGCGGCACCGCCGAGCATCACGTTCGATGCGGCGCTGCCCGGCTCTGCTGCGGTCAGGGCAGCCATCCTGACCAACCCGCTCAGTGTCCGCGGTGTGGACGGCGGCAAGCTGCTCGACTCGTTCATCGAGGGCTTCACCTCAACTGAACGGCAACGCCTCATTGGCGCGATCAGGCAGGGCTTCTACGAAGGCCAGACCAACTTTCAGATCATCAAGAACATCCGCGGGACCAAGGGGCTCAACTACAACGACGGCATCTTGGCCACGACCAACCGCAATGCCGGTTCAGTCGTGCGTACAGCGGTCCAGCACGTAGCCACCCAGGCGCGGATGGAGACGCTGAAGGAAAACAGCGACGTCGTTCAGGCTGTTGAGTGGGTCAGCACGCTGGACTCGAAGACGACCGCCCAGTGCAGGACGTTGGACGGCCGACGATTCAAGCTGATCGAAGGACCGCGGCCGCCGATTCACATCAACTGTCGCTCAACTGTGGTAGCGATCACCAGATTCAGCGCACTGCTATCGAAAGACGGTACGCGTGCTTCTGTCGGTGACAGTGGGCCGCAGCAGGTGAGGGCAGACCTCGGCTATTACGACTGGCTCACCCAGCAGCCAGCAGCGTTTCAGGACAAGGCCATTGGCCCAGTTCGAGCAAAGCTGCTGCGCGATGGGAGCCTGAGCGTCGAGCGGTTCTCCGAACTGCAGCTTGATCGAAACTTCGTGCCGCTGACGCTCGATCAGATGAAAGCCCTTGAGCCTCTGGCGTTTGAAAGGGCGTTTGAATAGCGTAGCGAGGATAGAATCCTCTCTTCTGGCACCACTGTGGCTACAAAGTCGCGCTATTCGATCCCGTCCGAGTGATTTGACGTTACTGAAAGCACCTACACCGTAGCCTGATATCTGACGAAGAAGACTAAGGTGACATTTCCAATCTCAGGGCCGACCCGATGCACTGAGAAAGTGACCTCTTTATTCGTTGTTTGTTTCCAAGTCACGGATACGCTTTTGTCAACGTCATGTGGCTTTTTAGCAAAGCCTTCGGTAGATGAACCTTCAGGAATGAATACATAGCCTGCATCTACGAAAATGTGGTTGCTGGTAATTGTTGCAACGCAGATACCGTCATTGTGCTCGTTAACAAATATTGTCCCCTTGACGGCTTCCTTATTTATGTTGAACTGCACCCTGTGAGATGAGGCTTGGCCCATGCCATCAGGTGTTGTCTGCTTATATTCAAACGGGACAGGTAGCTTATAGTTGGGTATGCCAGGAGAGTTATGGCATAGCATGCTGATCGTCACATTTTCGAGCGCTTGAGCTTCCATCACTAATTCCTTTTGTTGGAGATATTCTCGCTGCCCATTCGACTCCAAATAACCTGATGAGCGGATTGGTGCTCACCTTAGTGGTGAGGCTAATAACTTTAGGTTAGGGAATTTGCATCCGTATGGCTACGCGACCTGCGGTCAACAGCGTTTCGTAGTCAGCCGCTAAATTATTGATGGTTAATTACATCTGGGTCTAAACCGGCCCTTACTTATGCAGGCAGGGCCTGCATCCTCGTCTCTGGGAGACAACCAATGCTGAAGTTCCAACTGGACACCCTTGATGGCGTCGACGAATCCGTGCGCGCGCTGTACACCGAAAAAGACGGCAAATTCGTGCTGGGCATCGAAGGATTGCCGCAACAGGAAGACGTCACCGGCTTGAAAGCCAAGGTCGACGAACTGCTCGGCGAAAAGAAAGCCGCCGAGAAAGCGCGCAAGGATGCCGAAGAGGCAGCACGCCTGGAGCGTGAAGAAGCCGCGCGCAAGTCCGGCAACGTCGAAGAGCTCGAAAAGTCCTGGTCGGAAAAGTACAACCGCCGCGAAGCTGAGCTGAACGGCTTGCTCGAACAGGAGCGCGGCAGCCTCGGTGGCCAGATCCGGGATCTGACCGTGGGCCGCACCGCGACCGACATCGCAGCAGCATTGGCAATCCCAGGCAGCGCCAAGGCGCTGCTCCCTCACATCGAACGCCGCCTGAGCGTCGAACTGCGTGACGGCAAACCCACCGTCGTGGTTCTCGATCAGGCCGGCAAGCTCTCGGCGGCAACACTGGATGAGCTGAAAGCAGAATTCACCAACGACACGGCCTTCGCGCCGCTGATCGCTGGCAGTAAGGCATCGGGCGGCGGGGCTGCTGGTGCTGGGAATGGCGGCGGGGCCGCAAAAGGAAACATCGGCGGCACTAAAACGGAACGCACAGCGGCAATCGCCAGCAAGTTCCCGGACCTCCCTCTCAATTAAGGAATAACACATGTCCCTGTCT